AGACAGGATAATCGGCCCCCCCAGATGCATTTCGCCTGCATCTGAGTAATCCGGTCCTGACAGAGCTGAAACATGCTCACTATCTTTAATCCTACCGCAACTTCGGCCATTTTGGGGGTAACCCTCAACCGAAGGGCAAATAGGAGTGCGTTGGAAGAATGAGCTTCCTACTTCTAGGAAACCAACAGGTGACGAGCCTGAAGGTGAGATAGGTCATGCCCCACATCCTTTCTACTAACACGCTGATCTTGGTTCCACGACCGCCAGCACCTCCCCTCACCAGAAGAGGGCCAGTGATGCCTGGATCACTCCAGACATATGGATAACCAGTCCTTACCTATCCCAGGGATTGGGAAAGAAGGTCGAAACCGACGTAGTGGTAACGGGTTACCGAGGGCATCTTCACTTATCACATATCTGGTAAGCCACTACCTCACCACCAATAGGTGACAGTGGAGAAGATGTAGACCCCGGGCCCGGCCACCCTAATCGATTTCTAGTTCCTTTGGATAAGGAGCGGAAACTGGACGGACACGTGGGATCCCTTCCGGGATCCCAAGACCAAACGTGTTAGAGCCTCGGACTCGGATCTGCTTCCACAGACGGTAGAGATCAGTAAAACGGGGTTCCAGCTCCCTTTCACGAGCTCGGCTGAGCTCAGTGATAGTGAGGGGAATCCGGGCTACTGAATTCTCTAGCTTACGTATCTCTTGATACATAACGGCGGATACCTGCCGCGCCTGAAGCGAGATTCCGAGCCGATTAAAATGTGTTATGGTATCCCTGACTACCTGAATCCGCCTCTCCAAGGTTACTAGTTCAGCGTTGGTCCTGGTTAAAATCGCTTGGACTACGGGATCAGTAGATGATGTATGCTCCGAAAAGAATACATCTCTACATCGACGATCATAGACCTCCTCACACTGGTTGGTTAACTCTATCAAAGAGTCCATCCAGGGAGTGACCCAAGTCGAAGCCTCGTCCCCCCAGATTTGAGGGAGCGAGGGACCACGCGACCCAACCCATTCTAACCAGTTGGCCTTGGAGAAAGCAGTTTTAGAATCGGGGTGTGTGATGATGACTATGAGCGCCGCGAGTCGCTTGGGAAGGGTTTCCCAGGTCGACCCGAGACGAGCCATATTCTTCATACCCACCCCGAATGCTGCCATTGCCTGAGCTAATGAGGGTGTCCATCCCAGGGCTAACCATTGGCACATTGCGACACATGCACTCAGCGACTGCTGAGACATGAGCCACAAGTTCCAAGGAAGTCCTGTGACGTCCACACCTGAGCGGTAAAATCGTTTTGCAAACTCACCTGATTTATTGGAACTAATCAGGGACTTTGCTAATCCGATCTCAACGCCCAGGATCTCCATCACCCTCAGGTAGTGATTCGCGACATCTTCGTTCCCAATGATGATGTCGTCACCAAGGACAGCGTAGTCACGGAACCAACCATCCATACCTGCCCTATAGGCAGCAAACTGCACGATCGCATGATGGGTAAGTGCGAGCATCGCCCAGGACGAGTAAGCCCCCATGGGTTGGCCGACCGCATATCGGTACCGAGACGATTCGTTGTACAAACAAATCGGATCGGCCGACCGGTCTCTGACCGATGGTAGAATCGCGTATTCGCGATCTACCAACAGGGACTTCCACGCCTGAGCGAAGTTCGCATTAAACATCACCGCCAGGATCGACTGTTGAACCAGCACTGGTAGTCTATCAGTCGCTGCAGACAGATCGAAACTTGCTAAATACCCCGATTTGGACCGTTTGATCAGCGCCTTAACAGGCTTATGCTGGTCAAACGTCCCATCCTGGGGTATTTCCCTTAGCAGGTCGAAGATCGTGTCATGCAACGGCTTTAGTGCCACCTGAGTCCAATAGTCGACCATGGCAAACACCCGAACCTTACCTGCGGCCTCTAACTTGGTTGCCAGCCTCCCGGCGAATGGATACCCAGTTGGGTCATATGACGCAACTGCCTCCATCTTTCGCCAAAGGGACTGGGTTCCCTCGTACTGATCGCAGTAATGCAGGTACCATGGTAAGCTCTCACCCCAATTGGGTGGGGGAGCCTGACCCTTATGCTTAGGGCCTGGTGCATGCATTGCTCCGGTCACCCAAACGTACGCTGCCCAAGCCCTCGCCGAAAAGGAACTTTGCAAGGGCTTGGAACAAGCGCCGCTCTGGGCGATGCCGAGGAGCTCGGGTGCAGGTAACCGTGCAGGATTCATCCCTTTGTAGTTCTCATCAGTTACCGATTGTAGCCCTTTGAAGAAATGGTTAGATAACCAGGTCTCCCAGGAAGAAACAAAGGCAACGGACAAGTGTACTCCAGGACGAGTAATGGTCGAGGTGTTCACCTCCGCCGGGTATTTCAGAACCCGGAAGAGACCGAACAAACTCAACCACAGCCGAAGAAGTTGGTTATCCCCGCGACGTATTCGAAGACGGTGCTCTTTAGGAATAATCCTAGGGATACCGCTCCGAGATAACGCCACGAAGGCCCCAACGTCTCGACTGTCCGACTTCGGAGAGCCACCAGTAGCTGTCATAAGACAGATATTAGCCGCTTTAAGCCACAAGACCAGACCCTTCTGACCTCGGGACCGCTGCAATCGGATCACTACCTTAGTAAAAGTATAGATAGCTCTGAGCCTATCTCTCGTCATTCCTCCGACTGCTAATCGGACTATGCTAACGCATAATCCGATTAGCCGTTGCTGAGTCGTTAGACTCAGCCGCCTAGTCAAGCGTGCTGCACCTCTTATCTTACTCTGGCGAGTCATCGTCAAGAGACGGACAAGTAGGTTTAGCATGATTAATTTGTTAATTAATCCGTTTGACCGCTCGGTATGCTTCCCGAAGGAAGGGCCGTAGGCGCCCCTGAGGCGGGGGTCAGTGGATTAGACTGAGAGAGTCTCTGTAAAGCAGAATCCATATCTAGGCGAATCACCCCGATTCGCCCTATTAGGCTAAGCGTAGCGACGCTGATTTAAGGAGGCGACATCCTCCATACCACTAGGGTCCATCATTCGATCCCCTAAATACGAATCTCTTCCAGGAGACTCAAGGTGCGGATGCACCACCTCACCGGGGGTTAACCCAACTTCAAATCGGAGCTGTACCCGAGTAGACAATAGACCCGTCTCGCCGGTATTGATTCCCGGTTGAATGGAGGCGATCAGGCGATCCCTCCCGAAGGAATTCTATTGCTCTCGGGACCTCACTTGCAAAAGCATGCTCATGGCAAACTAATGCCGAAAGGAAGGGGTCCAGAACGGGCTTCTTCCGGTTAGTCTTAC